CATAGCTTGGCATCCCATCCATGTATAGGATAAACCTATTCGCCTGTTTGGGTTCAAACGCTGTATAAAATATTTCATTGGGATCTAATACTGCCATCTTTTACTGTTTATTTCTTGTTATAAATATCTAATTCTTTAATTTTTTATACCGGGAAAGTAGCTCCAGTTGGTAATATGTTGAAATCTAGGTATATAAATTCAGCTGTTTTAGTTGGCTGTATATAAATTTGGCCTATTAATTGATTTCTATCTATAACATCTGGGGTATTATTACTTTCATCCATTACTACTTTAAAGGCATATAATCCTTGTCTTTGTTGTACACTTTCTAAATATGGATTAACTTGTGCTAGGAAATTATTTCTTGTAGCTATTGTATTTTGTTCAAATACTAAATTATCTGCTATTTGAGAAATGAAATTTTTAAGAGCTATTAATAATCTTCTTACATTTACTCTATCTAAAGCACTAGCTTTTTTCTGCATAGTTTTTTGTCCGAATACTACTACTCCTGTGTTAGGGAATGTAGCTATTGGGTTAACATTTGAACCATATAGAGTATCTCTATTTCCATTTGTTAATTTTCTTTCTGCTCTAACAACAGTTCCTAAACCACCTCTGTTTAATCCAGCTGGTGCAAACCATGCTTCTCCTGCTCTATCATTAAACGCATATACTCCTGGTATCATTGCTGAAGCTGGTACCCAAACTAATGATCCTAAATCTGGATCAATTGTTTGTAACCAAGGCCAATATGCTGCTGCATATGAAGTATCTCTTGCAGCTGATTGACCAGTTACAGTGTTAATTCCACTTCCGTAAGGTACTAAATCTATTACCGCTATATTATCTCCTCTAAAAGATGAATTATTAATCATTGTAGATAATGGTGAAGCATAATCTGAGTTATATAGTCCTGGGACTGTAATTAAATTATATCTGTAAGCATCTCTATTAGCTAGTAATTGTAAAGAGATAGAATAATTATCTGCTATTAATCCTTGAGTATTAGATCCATCAATATTTTCATAAAAATTAGCTTCTACATCTACAAATGCTGTACCTGTAGCTCCATCAAATGAACCTTCACCTGCTACTGGGAGTGATGCAGTATATTGAGATTTAGGATCTCCATTATTATCAAAATAATTTAATGTTTTGGCTTCTACTGATTTTACTCTTACAAAGTTACTTAATGTGTTATATGTTCCAGCATTGGCAACATAATATTCTCCAGTTCCAGCATCTTGAGTAACCGTTTGTTTTGAATTACCAATTACTTTTTCAATGTAATTATTTGAATTTGGATCCAATGATAAATTTGTCCAAGTTTCTAATACTGTTTTAGAGGTAGTAGTATCATCACCTCTTCTAATTAATAAGTTAAATGTGCCTGAAGCTACGTTAGGAGATGATATTTCCCATCTTATATTATCTTTAGTACCGTTTACTAAAGTTCCATTTGATCCCGTAGCTATTCCACTATTTGCTATAGCACCTTCACTTAATGTTTCTAATGTAAATGCATTAGAAGTACCTACTCCTGCGGCTCCTCCTTCTAATGTTAAAACATCACTAAATGTATCTCCAGAACCCGTATCTACTGAAATAGAATTTCCTGCTACACCTGCTGCCGAAGCAGTTAATTCAATTGCTGTTGTAGCATCAGTAGCATTTACTCCTATACTAGCACCATCAATTTTAGTTACTAAGTTAGCTATGTATCCTGCCGTGTCAGATCCTGTTGCTAAGAAAAATACAGGGCTACTATCTACTGGTAAACCTCCTGCTGGATCTTGTGCAATAAATCTAAATTCACTTCCTCCTACTGTAATTTGAAATTCATCTTCGGGAGACTGACCAAATGTTCCTGCTATAGTTAATGAACCAGTAGCTACAGCAGCTCCAGTAACACTTACAGTATTGGTAATCATTGAACTAGTTGCAGAGGTATAAGAACCACTTACTACTCTAGTTACTAATAATGAATCTCCACCTTGTTGAAAATAGTTATATGCCGAAATAGAAGTAAAATAAGTGTATTCTGCACTACCACTTTCTACTATAGCTCCAAAAGTTCTTTGATATTCTGAGTATGAAGAAACTACTGTTGGAATTCCTACTGGTCCTTTTACTGTAGGTCCTACTATAGCTGCTCCTGCTTGTACTGGTTGGCCAGAGATAAATGATTGATCATTTTCTCTTGCTAATACACCAGGGGATAATAATACTTCTGCCATTTTATAATAAGTTTATTTTGTTTATAAATATTACAGAAGTCCCCAAAAATGCAATTACTTTATAACTGCTTCTGGAGTTTCTGTTATTTTGGTAAGCTTGCCCGTTTCTAAATCTATATTAACCTCACCATATTTTTTCTTGATATTCTCAAGATGGGATAAATATTTTTCTTCGATTTTTTTAATTTCTGATTTTTTTTCCCATTTTTGTTCTTCTAGCTGTAGAATGTTATATTCAATATCTCCTAATATTGTTAAATTATCTATATTGGCAGTTCTACAATCTATAAAAACTTGAATTTCTTCTTTTGTTAATTGATCTTCGTTTGCAACTTTTTTTACCATGACTATAAATATTAATTATTTGTCCTAAAATGTTAATACTATAAATTATTTTTTATCTAATTTTTCTAAAGTAAAATATTGGTCTTGTAATTTTAAAATTAAATTATATAGGGTTTCAATATCTTCACCTTTAAATGAAGTTTCTTTAATTAAATTTAATATAATACTAAGTTCCTGTTTGTTTAAACTATTTTTAGGAAATTCTATTTTAGTTTGTAATGATTTTTTAGATGTTATTTTTTTATCCTTTATAAAATCTCTTAATGCCATAACTATTAATTTTTTATTTTATTATAAATATACAATAGGATATAAATTAGTAAAAAATATATTATTTCTTTTTATTTTTTACTTCAGGAGGACCAGCTGCTATTTCAGCTTCTATTCTTAATATTTCATTTTCTACTTTTACTTGTAATTTCGCTAAAAATTGAGCGTTTGATCCTTTTATATCTATTACATTTAAAGAAGTTCTTAAAACTTTTAATTCTTGTAATTCAAACATTGGTTTTAATTTTATAGATTATTATAAATTATAATATAAATATTATTCTTTTGAAATCCAAATTATTTTTAAAAAAATAAAAAAAGAGCTGACTAATTAAAGACAGCTCTTTATAATTATTGGTTTAGTTTATTTTTAAACGTAAATATATGCTTCTCCATCTCCAGTTGTATCCACATATATGTTACCTGCTTTTTTATAAGCATCGGCAACATTTGTATCTGGATCACTATCTGCAGCTACTACTGCTACTGACATAAAAGCATCTGGTTCATAAGCTGAAGCAGTTGGGTTGAATCCTGTAGTGACTCCCCATCTTTCTGTTGAATTACCATCATATGCGAATACTGCACCTTTTCCACCACCAACGCTAGATTGTTCAACTACAATACCACCATCTCCAGCGTTACCTGAACCTGAAGCTAATGCTATAAATCTATCTGATACTTTTAAGTTTTCAGTACTTTCAAAAGATGCTGTACCTCTTACTGTTAAATTTCTAGAAACTATTAAATCTTGAGATATTGTTACATCATCTGTTAAACTAATTGTTGCTGAAATATTACCACCAAGGGCTTGTGCATTTTCATTACCTATTTTAATTTGATTTGCAGTACCCGTGAAAGTAGCTGTTGCATCACCTTGTACTGCAGTTCCTGCAGCTGAACCATAATCTACAGATAAAGCAGTACCTCCACCACCTGATAAACCAGTACCTGCTACTGTAGTATTTAATTGAGTTTCTGTGATTCCAGCATCTGGAACTTTAACACCTGCAGAACTTACAGATATTGTACCACCATCGTTACCAACTGCTAATACACCATTTGTAGCTGTTAAACCATTACCATCAATAGCACCTATTAAATCTGCAATTGTGTCTTTTCTTGTTCCATCACTATCATTTGCATCAATAAAAGCAAAGCTATCAGTAGCTACATCTACAGTTGCTTCATCTAATTCGCTTAATTTTAAAGATAAAGAAGTACCACCACCACCAGCAATACCTTTACCTGCTACTGAAGTATTTAATTGAGTTTCTGTGATTCCTCCATCTGATACTTTAACACCCTCGTCACTTACAGTTAAAGTATTTCCTGAAGCTGAAACTGCTACTTTTGGGGTTGCAGTTGTTCCATCTGTTATTTTAATACCAGCTCCTTGATCAATAC